GAATTTTCCTCTCTTCCTGGGGTTCTAACATCTTCATAAAAAATAGTACCAATTCCATTCCAACCTCCATATTCTTCAAACTCTTCATGAGTATCATCTAAAATAATATCCTTTACTCTAACCGAAGGTATGATATTTTCATCAGGGACCTGAGTAGAGGGAGTATTATTACCTTGAGTTAAGGCTGAGATTCCGTAGAATTGTTTGGCCATTATTTTTTATCGTCCTTGAATTTTTTTACTTCATTCAATAACTGTTGTTTTTCATCCTCTGTCATGCCAAAATTACCATCATCTGCTGTTTCACTTTGAACAGCACGTTGGATAATAGTAGCCATTTTAATAAGTTGCTCATCGTTCTTAACAGAAATTTCTAAATATTCTTTTAAAAGTGGTACAACCAAAGTAGCATCTCCAATATCTTGAATCAAAGGTTTCAATTCAGATATTAAAGTAGAAATTTGCTCTTCTTTTTTCTTTTGATTTAAATAAATCTCTTCTAAAATATCAGAGAATTTTTTCTTACCAAATATTTTTTTGTCTAATTGTCCCATGGTTATAAATATAAAATTTACTCAAAGTTTATATAACCATATTCTTTATAAAAAATAAAATTTTCTTTATAAATTTCTCCTAATTGATTAGCTATTCTAGTAATATGAGGAGTTTTAACATCTACTACTTCTCTAATTAAAAGATAAAGTGCTTTTTTATTAAATAAATCTAATACTTCTCTTTTTCTAAATAATTCTAAAATAGCATCTGCTACTTGAGCATCCCTTTCTTTAGGAAAAAGTTCAAAAATATTAATAGTACAATAATCTATGAATTTATCAATAAAATCTGATAAATCATCCTTTTCCATAGGGTTGTAATCTATATCATATGAATAGTCTAAATTATGGTATAGTTCTTCAATCGGGGCTTTATCTACTCTTTTCTTATAGTTTTTAGTATTTTGTATAATCAAATACCGTTTAGCAATTGTCCCAAAGTATGAAAATGCTTTTGCTCCGCGTGTAGGATCAAATAAATGAATCTTACTTAATAAAAATGTAATTACCTCATGTTGTAGATGTTCAATATCATCTACTTCAGTATAATAAAACTTAAAAGTGTGAATTATATTTTCGGTAAGTTTAAAAAAAGCATAGTGAATATCTTTACGATAGATCTCACTACGCTCTTCAAAATCACTACAATTATTATATCTTACTATAGCATCCTCGGTTGCTTGGGTAAAATATTGATTTTTGGTTTTTTTCTTTCTTTTTCTGGGGGGTAATGTGCTCATAATTTTTCTATCCTGAAATTGGATAGAACTCTCTGAAGTTCTTTGATTTGCTCATACATGAACCCTATCTCATCATCACTCTTAAAAATTCCTCGTTCGTCGATCTTTTTAAGTCTTTCATCTGAGAGTTCTATTATTTTACTAAATTGATCTAGATATGTTATATAACCTGCAAGAATATCTTCCTGCTTTTCGTTTTTCTTAAGAAGGTTAAAGGTTGTAAACCCAAGGGCTACAACCAATACACCTAACACACTTATAATAATTGTTTCTATCATAATTTGTCAAATAAATCTTTAAGTCCTTTACTTTCAAGTTGGGAAAGTGCTTTATCTTTTGTCGATTTTTTTGTTTCTTTCGACAATGTAAAATTCTCTTCCTGGGTAGGCACGGAATTTTTAAACTTAGGTAACCACTCACGCTCAAATTCAATACGAGCTGCCATCAAATCTGCCTGATGTAAGATAAATGGGAGTGAAGTACGTGGTTTTTGTTCGGGCATAAACACCTTAAGATACTTCTCGTTAGCACTATCATACAAACCATCATGGGTTTGAATTGCTAACATTTCATTGAAGGTATATTGAATACCATGAGACTGGAGCATAAACAAACCTCTATCCGGAACTGAAGCAAATGGGACTTGTTTATTGAACATATAATCTTCCCCTAATTTATCTTTTCTCCACTTATCTGTTTGGGGGATATAGGATTCATGTTCTTCACTACCCATTTTGCCCAAATCGTGATTAATAGCAGAGAATACGAGTTCTTCTGTAGTGAAGGTAGACATGTCTGCTCCTTCTTCTTCCCACAATTTGGCCTGCTTAAGAGCACAACGGACAACTCGATTTACGTGTTCAACATAACCACCTGGGAAGGCATTGTGGTATTCTTTTTTATGAGCAGCGGGCATCATCATAATGCGATCCTCATATTTTTTATAGAATGCAATAAGTTTATTCTTTCTATCACCTGTAATATGCTCGGTAATATTCTTGCAGAATTCTTCCCAATTGGATTGAATTTGTTCGGCTGTAAGCATTATACTCGGTTTTGTTCGTTAGGGGTCATGGGTTCACGATCAACCGCTGCCTTAATTTCTTCAACTAAATCTTCACAAGCTACTTTAGCTTCATTAATCTCTTGCTTATTCCCCCTTCCATTATGAAATTCAATATGCTTTAATTTTGCCTCGAGGTTTTCGAGTTTTTTCTGGATGTGTTGTCTAAAATACATTTTTTATAGATTTGATTTTGAAGTTACGAACTAAATTTTGAGGAATCAAGGAGTTTTTTAAGGAAAGCACACTTTTCATACTCCTCACTTTTTTCAAAATATTTTATTGATAAATTTAAAGCATCTTGTAATTTAAAAGTGCTTTCTTTTTGTAAAATTTCTAAACAATACTTATCTTCTAAGTTAAATTGTGAAATATAATCCCATGCCCTACTAAAAAGCATCACCTCCCCAGTACTTTTAATTTCTTTTATATCAAGTTTTGGGTCAGCTGCTTGGAACATTTGGATTAAACCCTGTTGATATTTAAGGTGATTATTAATAAGTTTAGAAAACATTCCTAGATAATATCTAGGATGATTTTCTTCCATATCCTTAATAAATTTAGGCATTGGAAACCCATCATTTTCTTGATTAGAATTAAATGTCCCAAATATCTTATTAATGTCCATGTTGGACATAAATATAGTTAATTTCTAGATTACCTATAGTAGTATTTGTAGTCCAATAATTTTTCATGCTACATCCCATTCAATAGCAGCCATTAAATAAGCTGAACCCGTATCAATATTAGGATTTTCTCTTAGGATAGCTATTGCTTCTGATCGCACTTCACTTCTTAACTGATAATCATCAGCTTTTGACAAGATCATTTCAACTACATCTTTAGTACGCATAGTATAAGGGTTTTTATTAATGGACATTGTGTAAATATCATTGAAATTGGGGGGAGGTTTTCTTCCTCCCCCCTCAAACAACATGGCAGTGCTCTTATGCTGCGAATTCCTTCGCTACCTCAAAGAGCTTTTGATTTACATCCAAATCTTGTTTAAAGTTCTTAATCTCACGAGCTTTACGCATTTTAACACCGGAAACATAATCAAAATCTCCTGTAACTACACGCTCTTGTACGAGATTAAACACACTCCACAAATCATCTCCTTCATCCTCTTTACGAACTGGGGTAAGGAATGCATCTAAGTCAATCTTATAAACCTGGTCAACTTTCTGGTTTTCTTGGATCTTAAATCGAGTTTCAAGGGCTTTACGAGCCAAATCATACTTTTGATTTTGCGTCAATTCTGTATTCTTGAATCGATTCATGCTTTCAACTGTTAATGGCAATTTCTCAACCATTTCATTAATTGTTTCACGCAATGTTTCAAAATCATAACCCATATGGCGGATTTTCATTGAACCAAATTCCTCATCAGCAATTACCAATCCATTTGAACAAACAAATCGATACATTCCTGCTTGGAACGTGAATGAATTTTTACCATCATGAGAATTAGTCATGATGATTTGAGGCCAAACATTATCACCATCTTTTCCTTCAACCATCAAATCTGGGTGACGGAAAACAATCATGTGTTTTTGAAAGCCTTTGGTTTGCTTTTTACGAGCAGCAACCTGCTTGGCTTCAATTACTCCCCAACCTAATTCACGCATGTCATTAATCACACGGTTAGTTGGGATGTGAGTATAATGTTCACTCACTTCATTGCTCGCTTTCTCACTGAAAGCAACCGGGCAAACCTCACGGATCTGCTCGTCATTCAAAAATTGAACATCTTTTTGTTGGGCTTGGAACATCAAATCTTCCATAACTAATTAATTTAAATGATCGGTCTTGACTCGCTCGCAACCTTACCCTGTAAATATACGAACGGCTTCCTGCGCAGCCAAATTTTCGTATGACTTTAATATGACGCCTTATTTTATTTTACTCCAACCTGCATATGCGATAGCTGTAGTACGTTCGAGTACTTCTGCAAAATACTCTTCATTATCGTTGATTAAATCAACCATTACTGCTCTTTCATCCTCCCACCACTTATCAGTCTTTAAATTATTTCTCATCCACTCATTCTCAGCTAATGTAATTAAATAGCGAGTTACGTGAAGTGATTCGTGAGGTAAAAGTCGGTGCACCTGTCCTGGGGATGATGCTCTTTCTACGTTTATAAATTCGAATAGTTGGTCACCATAAAAATTAGTTAACCCACCCATATAGGCATCATCTCTTTCCGTTTTCCCCTCAGCTTGCATTTTAGCTATATGTTCCTCAGC